AGGGTGCTGGGAAGAACCCCCGTTCAGCCAAAGACAAAGCACGTAAGAAGTCATATTATGCACGACATAATGCACAAGATAGCAACCCAAGTAAGATGAGTGCTAGATACTGGTCGCACAAAACGAAATGGTAGATAAAGAATGCAACAAATGAAGCTATTTTTGTTTAGTATTATGTGTGAAGCTTCTTTAGATCTATGAAAAAAGGTGGCGGCTACGTTGTTGGCACTCCCAAAAAAACTAAACAGGGACAAGGTAAACATTCCAAGCCAAACCATGGCCGTAAAAAGAGCCGTGGCCAAGGAAAATAATATATAGTATTAGGATCTGCCCCAGTGGTAAATGTATCCTTATAAAAATGCGCTTACCATTATTAAAACCTTTGAGGGTTTTAGCGAAAAAGCGTACCCGGATCCAGACACTGGGGGAGCACCCTACACCATTGGCTACGGAACCACGTACTACCCAGATGGTTCTGAGGTCAAACAAGGGCATATGTGCACGCAGAGAAAAGCTCTGGAGTATGTCCTTAAAGAAATCAATGTCATTGCCCACGAGTTAGACAAGCTGAACCTTGGGCTGCTTGACTCAATGAAAGAAGCTCTAATTTCTTTCATCCATTCAGTTGGCTGGGAAGCTTTTTTGTACAGTGAATTGATTGACTATCTAGAAGCCAGTGATTATCACGCTGTAACAGAAGAGATTAACCGTTGGATCTTTGACAGCAACCATCAAGTCATCGGTGGACTGCTAGATCGTAGGAGGCGGGAAACCAAGTTGTTTCTTCGGGATTTAGAAGGAGATGCCTGGACCTCAGAAGAAATTATGTTGAAATCGTTTCGCAACTACTCAGCTGCTCCGCATCAAGTGCGTGCAATTAGAGAGTTAGAAGCACGTATCAACCCTTACGTTTTAAGTGAATTTGCTAATTCTTTTTGCATAGACGAATCAGTCACTGATCTAGACGATCAAGAATTAAGGGACATCTTTAGTTCTTGGGAGTAGAATTAATCCAATAACGGCAATCGAGATGGAAGATTTCGCGTCACTTAAAGAAATGGATATGCCGCTACATTTACAGCTTTCTATGAGAAAGGCTGAGTTAGCAGCACAGGAGATGACGTGGGACCAGTTGCAAACTGCCCTGCTTAACCTTTATCACCAGCGTATGCTGGAACTTCAAGCCGTTAAAGATCTTCTTCAGTCCGAAGAGATTGAACTGGAATTTGATATCCCTACTGACTTAGAACTTACCCAACTGGCCATGACCATGATGACCCAGGAACTCGATGAAGAAGATGAAGGTGAACAGCCTTTCTTTGCCTGAATAAATTTTGAGGTTATGCTGTCAACTGAATACCGTCTGCGTCTGGAGTTTATCTGCAGTCGTATTGCTAAAGGAGAAGAAGTCAAACTCTCCGACATGATCTGGGCAGACAAGCTTGGAAAAGCCAACCGCTCAGCTTACGAAATGCTTCGCAAAGCAAGAAGAGTCGCTAATAACCCAGATATGCCGGAAGGTGGTCTAGACAGTTTTATGAATGCCATGGACCTAGGCGACCCAGATCCTAGCAATCACCGCACCAAGTTTAATGGTGCGGATGACATTGTCCAATGGTTCAGCCAAGAAAAGACTGATGACTGGCGTCAAAGAGATTAATTATTTTGCAGCGCGACGTGCTTTACGACGAGCAACAGTACGATCAGCTTGACGACCTAATTTACGTGCTGCTTTAGCGGTGTCTTTATCACCTGCTCTTTGTGCTTGTTTAGCAGCAGCTTTTGCTCCCCTAGCAACACCTTTCATTCCACCTGCGCCAGAACTAGCACTAGCATTTTCACGAACAAACTTGTTCCGTTCCCTAGGTGACATTCTGGACAACATGTTAATTGTCCTTTTATCGTATTTAGGATCGCCAGCAGAACGTCTAGGATCAGAGCCAGCAGAAGGACCAGGCATAGCTTTTAAAATAACTAATAATTATTCTAAAGCGATTAGTTCAGAAGTTGCCCATCATAGAAGCAAGGCCTTGTGCATAAGTTGTGCGTCTTCCTTCAACAGACTTCTGACGTTTCTGCCGTTTTTTAGAACCTTCTAAGCTATTTAAAAGGGACTGAAAAGTAGTAAGGTCTACACTTGCATCAGTCTCATACGGAACAGGTTGCGGAAAAGTTCCCATTGTCGCTTCCATTTCAGATCTACTGGAAGGTAAATTTGAAAGATCAATTGGAAGCGACATTTTATTTTAAATTTTTTTTATTCTAAATTAATTAAACGTGTTAAGTACCATTGAGCTTTTTGCAGTGACTCAGTACCCCCTTTATGCTTTTCGCGCCAAACATATTTTTGTACGTTACCTTTCAGGTATCCTCTATATTCTTCTGGCGTTAAGCTTGCTTCAATTGCTTCGATACATTCAATACCGCCGTCAGTGTAATGAGACGGATGATTTACATTATCAATTAAAACAGGACGTTCTTTTAAATCGTCACCGCTAGTGTCAGTTGCCCAGGGGACAGGACAAATACCCCCTGGACAATCCATTGTTGCATCTTCAATTGGCTCAAAAATATCCATTACCGGTTCAGACCTGCTAAAGGTTTCCGTTGACGATTCATTGCTACTTCCTGCTCCTCCGGAGACAGCTGCCCCATGTCCACTACGAGTTGTCGTGGCTGTGGCTCCGCTCCGTGCATCATTCCCTCTTCCGCGCTTGGAATTGTGCCCGTTAGTCCGCATCGGGGTTGTGCTCGTGGATCAATACTTAGATTAATACGATCCGACATATTTTGCTGCGTTGCAGCTAAACCAGTGTTGTATTGATCGTAAAGGGGGACATCATTAGCTTCGTTATCTAAAGGCTGTCCAAAACTATCAATGGTCAGCATTCGTTCTTTTAACGTACTATTATTCCCCATGAATTCATCAAGAAAATGCATTACCTTATGTCCTGGTTTAAGTCAACTATAATTCTATTATGGCTTATTCAAAGACATACGATCGCTCGCTAGATGCGGGTTCATCTGGTGGTGAGGTTAATGACCTTAATCCCCAGAGGGCTTACGATGTCGATATACGTCGCCTAGACGAGAAGGATCAACGAATAGCTGGCCGTGCGGACACTCGCAACGAACTGAAGCAAAATCGTGTTGAGAAGTTTCTGCGAGCAAAGCGTTCCGCAGGGAAGTTTTCTCAGAAGCGAAAATACGATGGTCCATGGACGGATAGGCAAGGACAAGTCCCCGCTTTCACCGAAGGAGATCAGTTTGGCAGGGCCGGTTCAACAGCGTATGCAGCAAAGCCGCAGCCATCAACCAGTAAGCTTTATTACTAAGCCTTAGCTAATATTACTTCTAATGGTTGGTTTTGATACTTTCCTTTGCGTTCTTGGTAGCTGACGTCGCAAGGATTTCCTTGGTAAAACAAGAGCTGACAGATACCTTCATTGGCATAGATCTTGTTGAATAAAGACGTGCAATTGCTAATTTCCAAGGTCAAATGACCTTCCCAGCCAGCCTCGGCTGGAGTAATATTTGCCATAATTCCTGCTCGTGCATATGTGCTTTTACCCACGGCAACCACGGTAACGTCTCGGGGTAAAGCCAAACGTTCAACAGCAACGCCAAGACAGTAGCCGTAAGGAGGGATAATAAAATACTTGCCTCGCTTGTCTTCATGTAATTCAGTTTCCTTTAGGATTTCAGGATCAAAGTTTTTAGCGTCACACATTCCGTGGGAGACACCGCCGAAAAGAAGACACTGACTAGGTGACAGACGAATGTCATAACCATAGGAACTAAGTCCGTAGCTAAGGATAGGAACATCGTTCTCCTTGTTAATTAAACGATCCTGGAAGGGAGTAATCATCCCTTCCTCAGCGAACTTTCGGATCTCCTTATCGCTTAAGACGCTCATCTGTCTCAGTCAGTTCAAATAATCTACACCAAAATTCTGCCTTTTTCAGAGTAAATGTCCACGAAATTCTCTGTGGATTCATGGATATTTTCTTGTGGTCCCAGGTAGACAATCATGGAAACACCCGTAGACTTGTGCTCCGTTCGATCATCTGCGTAATAATGACGAATTAACGAAGGACGTTGCTTCATGATGCACACCGGATGATCAAAGATGTCCTGGCTGTACATCACCATATCTATATAGTTTGTTAAATAAACTGCTTGTTCTATTTCTCGGGCTAACCACTTACGCTTTAATGTACGCCACCATAAAGAGTGTCCAGAGACAAGCGTAGGTGACAAGCCCCGAGTAGGCTTCCATCGATCGTTCTTTTTGTCCCAGAAGTAAGACTGGTGTGGTGGAAATAAGTAGACTTTACCAAACCACTTCTGATCATTAAGACCATCGTCGACCGGGTTAAAGAATTCTTTGGCTCCGATGTAGGGGTTAGCAAATGCTGAGCTAGCAGGATCGAGATCAATTTCACCCATAAGCATATGGGCAGAGTCAACCAAATCACGATTTGAAATCCACTCAAAGTCCTCAGACTTTACATTGCCCCTACGGATGCCCATTACTTTGCGTCTTTTTCGTAGTCAATCACAAAGTAGCGCATTCCTTGCTCGTCGTTTAAAAGATAACCAGCCGCAGCAGTGGGGTCGATTTTAGCTGCAGACTCCAGGATTGTATTGAAAGTTGAGGCCATTTCTTCCTCTCCTTTACGCTCAGATTCTTCCCTGGCGGCATGGAGTTCTTCCAATGTCAACCAGAACATGGAGCGTTCGTCTTTAGGCTGCATGACCAAGACACCAGGGCCTTCTGTTTCCCAGAACTTAAAGAAGTATTTGCCCATGTCACCAAGAATAATTCGGGCAGTGACATCTGCGTAGCGCACACTATTGCCATCCAGGTCTTTGCCGCAGACAGCTTCTAAAACTTTTTCTCGTCTATCCGTCATTGTTAATCAGTTTTTGTTTTTGCAAGACCGTCAGCATTTTAGGCAAGGGCTGGTAGATGACTACCATCTTTCCTAGGACACCTCGTTTCTTAATGAGCTTACCATTTTCGTCACGCATTTTATCGAATTCACGAGAGCGAATAAGATACTCAGCTACGCAACGAAGCCTGCGTTTTAAAGGTAAATCGGCATTGGGAAAACGACTGCAAATCGTATCTGGCTGCATGTCTTTAAAAGCAAGCCTTAAACGGTTTGCCAAAGTCATGTTGCTGTTTGGATCCTCTAATTCAAACTGCTTAAGCATCTGTACGTAACGCCTAAGCACTGCGTCATCAAAGGATCCGCTTGGTGGCAAAAAAGGGGTGATCTGTAGAATCAGACTTTCCGGTAAATGATCGGCATAGTTCTCGATGGTCAAGATGTCTATGTCAATATTGTCAAAGCGATGAGGCATTTTTTTCCTCTTGAGTACGAGGGACAGGAACGTTGTCCCAATGGGAACGGTCGTAAGGCTCATATAAAGGACGTTTGCTTTGGTCGAAAGTGCGCAGGGTGGCTTCCGGACCTTTGTGATAGGACAAGATCAATTGGTTCCAGGGGATACGAACAAGTTGTTTTTTCTTGCCAGCCGGGATGACGATGTAATGAACACCTTGGACCCAGCCTTCGAATCCCTTGGTTTTGTTGCGTTTCTTACCCTGGAGAATCCAGTTCCTAATGGTCTGGTCTGTAACGCCTAGACGTTTGGCGCACTCTTCTGTAGAGATGTATTCATCGGAATAAATTTCTGGGCTAACCATGTTGGTTTCGTTATTGCTGTAACGGGAATGCCACATAGAAGCCAGGATATTCCGGATGCCTTTCAGCTCTCCAGCAATTACGTCTAAACTTTTATTTACTTCCGACATATGCGAAAGTTTAATGCTACAGTTCTTTTGAAAATACTGTGTTTCTGATGGAAGATCAAGTAACTCAGCAAAGAGAATATTTAACTCCGAGCCAAGTTGCTCAGCCTGGACCTTACTACGAAAATCCTGAAGGTCCTCGTTATGAGAATCCAGCAGAATACGATGCTGCTCAGCAACAACAGGCACCGCCACCGCAGCAGCCTCCTATGCCAAACTTTGCAGCCATGCGTGAGTTAGCGCTGCAACAAGCTATTGAACAGGTGACTAAACAGAGAGGTGCCGAAGCACCCCCTGCACAAGTACAACAACCACCAACTGCTCAGCCAGCTCCCCCTCAACCTCGACCTGAACCGAAAGTCGTTTATGTCAGACGTAATCTGACTCTGGCCGAACTGATTTTGGTATTTGCACTTTCAGTTGGTATGGTAACTGGTGTTCAGTTTGTTTGGCAAGTAGTAACAGATATTCTGCCTAGGATTGAAATCCGGGATAAATAAGCAGTCCTATAATTAACAGAGGATCTTAGCGTTAGAGCAGGGTGGCAAATAGAAGAATAACGCAATTCCCCACAATTTTACCTGGGGATATTAACGATCAAGACGTGCTGACTTTGGTGCACGTTTTTGAAGTTGACCCTGCTCTTCGTAATAAGAAATTTTCGTTTGAACAACTTCGGCTATATCTTGATCAGTACTATATCAATACTGCTGAGTTTGATCCGCTAATAGCTGGAAACGTCATTGTTTCTGGCTACGTCATCGTCAGTGGCGAAGGAATTTTTGGTTCCACTGTAAACGTCTCAGGTAATGCACTGTTCAGTAGTGACGTTACTATTACTGGGAATCTGAATGTTTCAGGTGATATTGAATTAGCCGGTGATCTTGACGTTGATGATATTGACGCTGTTCATATCACAACTGATGAGCTAGAGGTCCAAGTCTCTGGTTTTATCAATAGTCTTTCAGGCAATACGATTAACGCTACCAGTGGTACGTTTACTCGGCTGTTTGCTCTTGAAGCAACGGGTATTGAATCTAATTTTGTTTCAGGTAATTTTAACGAGCTTCATGCTGACAACTTAGATGTTGACACTATTGAGGTCAGTGGCATCACCATTACTGGTGAGTTGATTTCTAGTGGAACAATTAATGCTAATGACATTAATGTAACTGGCACACTGTCAGGTGCCCTGATTACTGGTGATGTCATTAATGCAGATGACTTAAACGTTACCTCTGGCAACTTTGATTACATCTCTGGTATCACCATTACCGGTGATCAAGTCCAGATTGCATCGGGTGCATTCACCACCATGACCGGTGATGACATTCGTGTTTCTAATATTTCTGGTACGACTATTACCGGTGAGGATGTTTTTATCTTTAACGGAGAAATTATCAGCGGACATTTTCGTACCCTTACAGGTGAGACTTTAACAGGTGAAACGATTAATGTTCTTGATCTGAATGCAACTGATTTATTTGCAGAGTCTGGTTACTTCAACAACGCTGTTGCATCTGGTGTTTATGTTGACACGATTACCGGTCGTGTTGGCCAGTTTGAAAATCTGTTTGTCAGCGGTGATCTGACTGTTACCGGTGACTTTATTGTTGATGACATTGTTGCGGATCACATCGTTGCAAACAGTGGTGATTTTGGTACGGGCAATTTTATTTTCCTGTCAGGCGAAACTATTACTGGTCAAGTCGGTCTGTTTGATCAGATTGATGTTGTTGTTCTTAATGCTTCTGGTCTTGAGTTCTCTGGTAACCAATCCATTAGTGGAAACCTGGATGTCATTGGTAACCTAACTGTTACTGGTGATGTCTTTATTCAAAGTGGTTTATTTGCTACAGGAACCATTAGTGGTGTTTCTGGTATTTTTCCAGATTTAGATGCTGACCGCATTCGTGTTAGTGGCTTAGAAGTTGAAACAATTTGGGTCAGTGGTAATGCTGCAGTTAGTGGCAACACTTCTATTGATGGAACATTAGGTGTTAGTGGTGATGTTGATTTAAATTCCAACCTTGATGTCAGTGGAATCATTACCAATGACGGCGGTATTGTTACGAGTGGAGACGTAATACTTTCTAGCGGTGACCTTATTGTTTCTGGAGACAGTGTTTTTGTTGGTTCTGGAGTATTCCAGGAAGATGTTTTCTTTGACCAAGATGTCACTGTTACTGGTGATTTAAATGTTAGTGGCGCTTTAACTGTTGAAGGTGGAATTTCGTTTAGCGATGATTTAACTGCTCGAAACATTACAGCTACAGGAGATTTAGATGTACATGGCGATACTACTTTAAGCGGTGATCTTATTGTCAGTGGTGATCTTGAAATCGGTGGAGACAATGTTGTTGTTCATGGTGATACAGCTATTGGTGGAGAATTAGCCGTTACTGGTGAAATTTCAAACCGAGGAGATATTGAAACTAGTGGCGATATTCTTTCCAGGGGAGATATCAATGCTGTTAACGTTTATGCATCAGCTGCAATTACTGGTGAGACTTTAAACGTTACTACCCTTAGTGGTCAGAATGGAATTATTGAAAACATTCTGTTTATTAGTGGCTATGCAGGCAGTGGATTACTTGTCAGTGGCAACGCAGGTGTTTCTGGTGATTTAACTGTAATTGGATCTGGTTTATTTAACGGAACAGTCACTGGAGAAACAGCTAATTTTACTTTTATAAACGCAAGCAATACCCTTTCAGGTGCAACAATTACTGGTGAGCAAGGTAACTTTACTGATATTCTTGCCAGCGGTATTGAATGTAGTGGTATTGCCGTTAGAGATCAATTAAGTGTACCGTTTGGAACAGTTCAAGAGCCTGGTTTAGGCTTTGATAACCCTTCTGTTAC